AGTCCCTCCGGTTGCTTGAAACGAGAAGTTTCCAGACGTTGCACTCTGCCACGTCGCAGTCAACGGGCCTGTTGATTGCACCGTGCGTGATCCCGAAGATGCGAAGGTAATCGTATCAGTAGCGGGCGCTCCGAAAGTCGTCTGGCGGTTGCCGGTCAAGATTCGCAACTCTTCTGCATTCGGACCCGTAGTGGAGGGCTTGGCTATCGTAGTCTTGCGGCCCTCCCCTATGTTCGAGGTCACTTGCCCTTTGATGTTGCGGTTGATGTTAGACAAGACGTTCTGATTGAAGTCGCCATTCCCCACAGACTGCTCTTGGGCCTCGGCGGACGTAGACATCTGCCCGTTCGCCTCTACGATGTAATCCTCGGTAACAGACACGCCCATGCTACCTTCAAGTGCAAGGCCCATGTCTCCGGCCATTTCGCCCGTTACCGAAGCGCCATCTAAATCTGCTCCAATTTTGAGGCCAAGCCCACCTCTGGCATTAAGGTCTAGTGACCTATTCGTCGTATTCAGGGTACCAAGCGTCCACTTCATGCCCCCGGTCATGTTGAGGTCAAGAGACGAGCGGTCATTTTTGTTGGCTCCCATTACCACTTTAGCCGACCCTTTGAGTTCGGCTTCCACAGAGCGGCCAGCCCCGAGGTTGGACTTCTTTGATGTCGAAGCTGGGATGCTGAGGAAGACATGCCCCTCTTTATCATGGGACACGAACATCTCGCCCAAACCATCAGGTCGTTGCATCCGGTAAAGGTAAGCACCCGCCAGTCCTTTCTCATCGGACTGTGCGCTGTTCTGGACAGGCTCTAGGCGGGCTTGGCCGCTGGTAGCATTAGGTGTATCAAAGAGGACAGGCTTGAGGAGCTTGCCATACTGTGAACGCCCTCGGGCGGAATAGGGGTCGTTACCTACTACCGTACCGACTACCCTTTCAATGAAGAGGCTCCACGCGGGTGCCTCCCCAATCTTGTCCCCATCAAAGCCGTAGTGGTCAGGGTAAGGGAGCCTTTGATCGGTGAACTCTTGAATCTCCATCCGGTCTTCAGTGAAGACACGAACATCGGGGTCCGTCACATCGGCAAGGTTTTCCGTCACGAGGCCAAGTCGCTCTCCGCTTTCAAGTGGAATATAAGGCAACTGATTGATGTCTGGGGGGAAGCTGCCATCCTCAAAAATCAGGCCCGCATCCAGCAAGAGTTGGTAGAGTACTGTGTCGGGTTCAATGCGAGCATTCTCCCCTACGGTTAAATCTACAGGCAGTGTTAGCGCACTACGGGTGATCCTACCAGACCTTCTGCGAGTGGCCGCAGTAGTTGTGTAAGAATCCAGTGTAGTTGTAATCAATGACTGGTCCTCAGAGCGCAGCCACAACTCCCCACCTGATTTTGAGAAGAGATGCGCATCCGTATCGAGGATAAGTTCGGCCCCTTTGTCGGAAGCGGCGTAGATGTCGCCGGGGTAGATTTTGCGAAACTTGTGGCGAGTAGGGCCATAGATACCGTCAAGTTCCCTCTGGAGATCTTGAAGAGGCTGGTTTATCTCATCTGTATCTCGTTCGGCAAACCCAAAAGGGTCGAACCCTAGAGCGGTCTGGAACCCGTTAGGGAGGTAGCTCAGGATGTAGGGCTTGATAGCTGCGTCTTCATGAGCAGCGGAAAAGCCACATATCACCACAGACCCTACCTCAGGCATCGCGCCCAGAAAGCCTCGCTTTGACCAATACGAACCGCTGATTTGAACTTCACGGGCCGGTGGTGTTGCACCTTGACGCCACTGAATGTCGCACACGAAATTTTCATAGTCGATGCGAGTGATTTGACCTACCCGGAGGGCAAAGCGCAGCGGTCCCTTGTGCCCCTGCATCTTCGCACGTAAGGGCCTCTCACTAATAGGTGCTGGTGGTCCATATCGATCAGCCATTATCCTTCCTCGTCATCGTCAGAACCTAACTGGCTCAGAGCATCTGCTGCATCCAACAGGTTAGAAGAAGCCGTCTCGACGTCCTCAAAAGACTCCCGGAGGTTCCTAACTGCTCCGCCCTCTTGAAACAGGTCTTGGTAGGTCTGGCCTTCCTCCAATGCCTCTGCAATCTCCGACCGACTTAAAGGTGTATCCACAAAGGTTTTACGGGGCGGTGTCTCTGTTGGTATAGAGGCGGCATCGGGCACTCTAGGAATGCGCCTAGTCTCCCCGCGAAGCTCGGCCTCTCTGCTCTTACCGACTTGGAAAGCATCGGCGTAAATTGAGCGCAAGAAATTCGTAATAACCGGTACGACACTAGGGTCACGAGGGGGCTTTAGGTCTGCGGGCAGGGCGTTGATGCCAGCGGCAAGGTTTTCTTCTAAGCGGTTTTCAAACAGTTCGACCTGCTGCTCAATGTCAGATTCGACTACAGGCAAGCCGACCGTGTTGACCACCTGAGAAGCAACAGGGTCATCAGCTTCATCGGCAATTGTAGCCGACCCTTTGATACCGTTATCCTCAGGTACAGGGGGTGCCGCCGTCGAATTGCTCGCGGCATCCTCAATAGCTTTGGCCTCGTCCTCGGAAGGGCTTGGATCACCCGTAATGGCGTCCGTCCAAACCTGCGCAGCGGCCTTTACTCTCGAAGCGTATTCGTCTACGCCCCACTTCTTCTCTTTGCTGGGGGGGTAGTTGGCCAGCCAGTTTTCAAGTGCTTGTGTAGAAGCGCCAGCGGCCTCTTGCCTGTTGTATGCATCAAGGGCACCGGGACCTGCCTTCCACAGAATGGCTTGCTTGCGGGGGTCACCTTGATGTCTGTCTTTGTAGGCATCTTGATACTCCAAGAAGTGCTGAATAGACAGGGCACCGTTCCCGGCGAAGTCCGTGTTTTTGCGACCTTCGTCAGAAGCATTGTCCTTTCCTATCTGAAAAAGACCTACAAACTGAGACAGTTTCCCATCCTTATTGGTTCTACGGGCGTTGGCGTTGCCAGCACTCTCTGTATGGATAATCGCTAAAAGGGTCTCGTCACTGTAAGTTTCCTCAGAGTAGCCAAACTCTGAGCGTACAGAGCGTATCGTAGTACGCCACGCCGCTACGTTTGAGTTGTAACGGAAGGTTCGGCCTCGGATAGACTGTGCGGATGTCGAGGTGCGGGAGATGCCCTGCTCACTTGGGGGCGTATCCGGCCTCGAAGGTGTCGAGGGTGTCGCACCCTCTAGCCGCTGCTTTTGCAGCTTACTTACCAACTCGGTAGCTTCCAGACGGGCAAGGCCCACCAAGTCGTGGCTGGTGATTTCCGGGGGACGTACCTCGGTCAAGAGTCGCCCATAGTTATTGGGGTCTATCAAGAAGGTCTTATCCTTCTGGACGTTGGCTTTCTGGGCGGTGGCGGCGCGGTTAGACAGGTCGGGATTAAGATTCTGAGTAGTCGTACCTCCCCGCTGATTCTGAGGCTGCATGGCAAGTAAGCCGTCTACTCGGATGTCTGTCTCGTCCTTATCGTAGACAAATCCCTCTGTCCCAAGCGTCACCCTCCGTCCATACTCATATCCTCCGATAACCTCATACCCCCTCTCGTCTGAGACAGGCAAGATCACGGCATTGACGGTAATAGGCCGGTCGTCCTCGATGTCCTTCTGCCGGTCGTCCTCGATGTGGGTGACCGGGCCTGACGACCGTTCGTTCGTGTCATTGGACCGGTAAGGTTTGTCTCGGTTAGGGTCAATCTTAAAGACGTACTTGTTAGGGCCGGAGGTACCAAACTGTGAGCGCAAGTCTACGAGGTCCCGCCTGAGAGCACCCGCCGCATCGTTATCCCCTTGCTCATCAAATGTTTTCACCTCCCCGTGATCTGCTTCTAAATCTTTGGAAGGCTGATAGGCAAGGATAACATTGCGGTCGCCTACGGGGGTGCCTGATGTAGGGTCAATGGGCCTCTTGTACATGTTCTGGGGGATAAGGCCGGGGTCTGCGGTGTCTCCCGGCTTTGGTTCCAGATTCTCTTTGTTCCAGCTACCGAAGTCTGCATAGAACTTCTGGCGGCGGGCCATAAGGGTGGCCTGCGTGGTACACCTTGAGCCGTACGAGAAGGTGTGACTGAGGGATTCGAGGTAGTAATAGGCGTCCTTACCCTCTACATACACAGGGTAGCCTAGCCGAAGCTCTGGACGGAGCGGGATCGTGGCCGTGCCATTGTTGACTCGTGCGTTCTGCTTATCAAGGATGTCCACAAGGTGATAGAAGAGAGCTTTTGAACCGCCGAAATCCCGTGACCCAATGTACTCTGAGGAGAACGATCCGGGCTTCCACCCGTACTTCTGGACGAGCCGGTAATCGACGTAAGTAGCCTTAGGCTGAATCTCGTCTGCAAGTCCTACCCGCTGGTCCCCAAACTGAAAGCCGGTGGCTTCGATGAAAGTGGCGTCTGGGGGGTTCTCAGCGAAACCCCACGAGATGACATCAATATCCCGTATCCACGACACAGGAAAGTTCGGTCGTACGTCTAGATTGTAGAAGGGTGGCTTGAAGATGAGTTCACCAGTCACGTCCATGAAGAATTCGTAACCGATAGCCTCTTTGACTTGGTTGGCGATGCCCAGACGAGTCTCGAACTCAGAGTTATAGAGTTCAAGGCTCTGGAGTTGTGAGAACACGAGAGCGAACGGCGACACCTGTGAGAAGTCAATGTCCCCCTGCTGAAACGCATCGTAGAAGCGGCCATCTATCTTAGCGGCGCTGCCTGCTTTACTACGTCGGAACTTTCGGGGGTCGATTGCAAACTGTAGCAAATCCCCCTGTAGAACCTGTCCCGTAGGGCCAAACATCCGAAGGGACTGGCCGATACGACCCCACCGTCTGGACCAATACGCCATGAGCCTGCGTCTTTGAGACTCTGGAGCCTCTGAACGGAACCCGGTGCCGGGAACGCCCATGTTTCGCACGTTCATGGAATCACCGTAAACACGGCGCGCCAGCGTATACATGATGGAGTAAGGATTTTTCTTCGTGAAGTAATTGCCCTCTAGGTTGAACTGTTGTGTTTGGTCTTTCCTCGCCCCTAGCCAAGATGGGTTGATGTTTATCTGTTGGTTCTCCCACCAGTAAAGGATGTCCGAGCATGAGATAGAAACCGTGTGCTCACCGGCACTGTAGTTCTCGCTCACAGATGTCGTGATCCCCCAGAATACCGGGTAGAACTGACCAGCGCCGCCGACCGTGAACTGGCCCTTCATGTATATCTGGACCTCCATCATGGTCGTGATAGAGAGTTGGCCCCCCACAAAAATGTCGTCTAGGTAGTGGCGGGGTATGTGGAGGTCAATGGAAGCAGAAGCCGAACCACCATCAAGTCCTACGTTTACCGAAACAGAGTTGATGAGTGGCTGAATGTTGATGCGGCGGTATGGGTTTGCCCCTGAGGGGAGGCTTAGTTCGCCTTGGATGTAGACAAGGCAATCCGGTGCCGTCGTTTCTACGGGTCGTCGGTTCGCCTTGTAAGTCCCTTCAAACATAACTCTCCAGTGTTACTGCCGCTAGATATAGACGCATTAGCGTGCCGAGCACCCAAAGCCGCAGGTCGTGCACGTGAACATCGGCTTGCGAAATAGGTTGGTGCTTTCCACTGAATACACCATAGGGCCGTGCGTGCCTCCGACACACTTGGCGTACTCCGGCACTAGCTCTTCTACGAAGTCGGTACGGAAGCGAGCATAGCTGGCGATGTACCCCGCCATATTATCACGTCCCACAGGATTCGCCGTGTGCGCATTCATCTCAATGCCTCGCATATCAACCCCGTGGTCCATGCACCAATCACCGAACCATTTCAGGCACTCATACCCATTCTCAGAACCTTCTCCCAAGTCGTGGTCAAATGAAATGTAAGAGGGTAGACCCTTCTCCAAGATCACCTGCTTGAAAGCATCCGATGTGCGAACAATCACCCAAGGGCGGTCTTCCACCGAGGGACTGCGCTCATCATCTAAGTACAAGGCGTATTTCAAAACAATTCCTCAGTCGCAAGGTCGTATACCAAGTCCTTCATTTCCTCTTCAAACAAGGGGCGGTAGTGTTGTACCACCCTTTTGAGGTAGTCCTTAACCACTCCCGGATCATCGGCCTCTATCTTACCACAAACGACGCCTAAAAACCTATCCTGAGGAATAGTGTCGATATACTTGTAGCTGCTTATCCGGCTGTATTTTTCGATGGCTGAGAAAAAGAATGCTCCCGTTTCAATGACGGCCCACATGACTTCATCTTTCTTACCACCCCACAGGAAATTCATACGGGGATTATTCAAACCCCGAAACTCGGCTAGAAATACCTCAAAGCAGGGGTACACCTCCCAGCCATCCCCATCCTCGAAGTAATCAATCTCGTAGTACACCACATAGTCGCCTACTACTGGTTTCGCATTTCGGAGGATAAGAGGCATCAGAGGTCTTTGATGGTCTGCTCGAAACGCACCGTGAAGCTGAAATTGTAGTCAAACGTAAAGGGCTTCTCTTCGGAGTGGGTGAGCGACATCGAACTGAAAGAGCCTGTGTAGAGGACATTATCGTAGAGGATGGTCACAGATCCTACCAGCGAAATACGACCGCCCGCATTGTAGATGTAGCCGTTAGAGCGGTATACTTGGAAAAGGGACAAGAATTGCTGGTAAGCAAAGGAACCTTTACGGGCAGACACCGCCAGTCCACCTGCGGAGCGCCCGAGCCTGTCCTCGCTGTTGACATAGAAGGCTCCTACCTGCCCTGTGGCAGTTATCGTAGGCAACTGCTCGCCCCAATGCTCTACCGTGTAACCGTCCCTAGTCTTGTTACCGTCTGAGACAATATGTGCGTATCCCTTGGCGAAAGTCGTCGGGTTGACGTACATGAAGAGCGGGGGTAGCGAGGACATATTCTCCGCCTGTAGGCGCAAGAATTCAAGGTCATCTTTCACTGTCCGTTCCCGCTGACGCTTAATGCTCTGTAACCGGGAGTAGGGGTCGTTAACTTCGGTCTTGTTTGGTCCCGTGATGCGCGTGTTCTGGAGATCAATGCTCTCTTTCGCTTCTCGGGAGTTTTGCTGGAACTGGCGGTAGCGATCCTGTAACTGGTCTAGGTAGTTGTCTGTACGACGCACCTGTTGTGCCTCGCCAGCGGGAGTGCCTACCGGTACCTCCACTTCAATGAAGCGAGATTCGGCTAAGAGGCGGTCTATCTCATTCTGGGCGTTCGTGGTGGCCTGACTGTCAAGGTTGCCGGACGCTAGTAACCCCTGTAGCTCCTCGATTCGAGCAGCCGCCTCGGGGCTGGTAGGTAGTATCCGGTTGATGTTGCGAGAGCCACCTGCCTGTGGGCTGAAACGTTCGGTCACAGCGGTCAAGGCAATATCATTCTGTGGGGGGGCGGATATTTTACGGCGGACAGTCTCTCCGGTCGGGTACCTGTCTGGGGGTATGACCGAAATGAGCATAGGAATAAGCGGCCTCTTAGCCCCGCTAACTGCCTGTACCGGTGACGGGAAGGCCCGAAATTCGTATCCCCGCCCGTTAACTAGGGTAGCATACTCCCCTACCACGGAACGGGCCTTACGGAACGTTTTGTTGAGCCTTGGAGTTAGGTCGGGTCGTACCGTATCATCGTCTAGGAACGTACCAAGCACTTCTTGGAATTCGTCATCAGCCACAGACTATACCTCAGATGAG